GCCTTCTTAGCACATGGTGCTGCTTCATACTTAAATGCCCAACGATTGTAACTGGAGTGTACAGAAATACCCCATTCCAAGTTAATGGCGGACAAACAAGAAAACAAAACGTGTAAACCTATGTGACTTTGCGGCGCACCACAAGCAATTTCTTTGTTGGCATGCTCAATTGCAGCTGGAATGACTCCAATGCTCTTGGCCCTATTCAATTTGTAAATCTCTTCCTCCCTCGGAATTTGATTAACAATAAAGTCATACTTGGATTTAACATTGTTGTTGAAATAAATCGGTGAAATTAAATCATCCAATGCCACGCCAATGTCCACAGCCACACCTTGATCTATAGCAGAACCTGTGATTTTTGCTGGTAGCGAGTTGATATCAATACAGCTATCCAAGCAATCCTCTATTTCAAGAATTGCCTCCACTGAAATACCATACCTTTCAGAAGCCTGAATGTACGTTTCAATCGTTGGATAGCATGGCGTGCCACCTTGAATTCTATAAGGATTCAAGTGTCTATTATCAACTCTAGCCTTGGTGCCGTTAGCAGAATTTATTACAGCCCTTAACAAGGCTCCCAAAAATGGAACATGTCCTCCGGTACAGAGCATGCCCATGGCGGAGCCTTTCAACAATGGTTTGAAAAGACTGTCAATATGCCCATGGTGGTTAATGCCATATTTAGAGATAGCTCTAAAAGGCAAATTTCCCCATAATGGGTGTCCATTGACGTTCCAAAAGAGACCACTACAAAAAGTGCATGAATAAATGGAATCGCGTTCAACAATTTCACATTTCATGCCTAATCTAGCATACCTTCTTTTTAAAACGTCTGCACCAACATATTTATTTGTTCCGATAACAACATCATCGCCCAGCGCAATGATAGCGAAGTCATCCCACGGTTTCAAACCAAAAACAAACATACAAACTAAAAAGTTTATAAAAGTGTTTAATGAACTAGTCCACAAGTCTCCACTGCGAACACCATGGTTACCAGTAGCTTTAACAGCACCGGATTTTGAACTTCCTCTAACATTTTGCCAAACAGAGACCAACCAATCAAACTCGACTGGCCAGCCTATAACATATGTCATCAAGATGAACAATTGAAGCAAAATAACTGGGAGCGTTTGGCTACCATCCCAGTTAGATACGTCACTCTCATACTTGTATGCGTAACTATCTATCTTTGCCCCATAATCACCAACATCTTGTGGAGTTGCCCCAGAAGGGTAATACCACTTGTTGTGTTTATTGAACGTCTTGGCCATATGTTTTCCAAAAGAGTAAAAATACGTGGAAAAGTAGTACAAAATTATATATGGACAGTTCCATATCAACCTTGCCTTGTAGTTCCACGCAGTCTTGCCCAAATAAGCTTCACCTTTGTTAAATAACGATGAATCTCGATCTGAATCTTGCAATGGTCTCTGAGACTCTCGAATGATAGCCTCCGCCTTTTTAGTACCGTATTTCTTTTGCAAAAATTCTTCTCTAGGCATAGCGTCAGAAAGGTCACACACAGGAAACATCTCAGGCAAACAAGACTTTGCAAACGTAACAAAGTCGTCGACGTATTTCTCGTCAACATCCCTGTCAAATGCATATCTAATTCTAGCCGCCTGTTCTATGTTGGCATCATCGTTCATGGGGTAAACCATTGGACAGTCAGTGAATGTTCCAAAAACTTCAACTTTCTCCAACTCTTTTTCAACTACCCTTGCCTCGTCAACCACAACTGAGGCTTTTTCCCACACCCGAGGCAATTCTCGTTCATGGGATACAGAACTATATGATGTTTTCTCCAGGTAAGCTAGAGCACAAGGTCTAACATCAACCAAAGTTGATGATTCCATCTTGTTTCTGACCGTCCATTCCAACATCTTCCTGTACGAAGTTTCTTTGAACAAGTACCTACCCGCGAACACCATTAGCAGTGAGGTAAACATTAACCCCATTGACTGGTCAGCTGAAAACTCAGCAACGTGCGAGACCACTCCCCCAATGATGACTGCGGCCAAATATGAAGTGTAACGCCACTGTAAGTAGTAGTTATACTCCTCCCAAAGGTCTTCATCACTCAAACCATTTGACAGCTTATAAGCAGACACTTTGGCTCTCAGATGAGTAAGATACCTAGACTGCTCATGTTCCATCATGTTTATAAATGCCTTTAGAACCCATCCTTCCGAGAGAACTTCCTGGATGGCAATTTTGAGACCGCTATCTCTGGGGTTGAATCTTAAAAACTCAGATTCAACTTGTCTACCAACAAATGATAGATCAAAACCTCGTTTGGGCACCACAACTTTGGGAATCAATCCAATCAAAGTTGCCCTCACCCTTCCTTTGAGACTACCAGAAACATCTAGGTTCCCAGTTTTTGCAGAGTTAGTATTATTTCGGTCTGACTTCAACACATTCAGTCCAAGTCCTGGTTTTACTAAGCACACAGTTCTGCAATCAGAAATTTCAATAATTTCATCATCAGAACACAAGTAACGCATTACTTGAACAAATGTGCGTTGAGTTTTCCCGAATCTGACAGACCCTTCAAACAGTCTGCCAGTGCCAACTTTGTCATAAGTCCAAAGGTTTGACCCTCTGGCGATGACAGGTTGCACAACAACGTGAATGGCGGCAACCTCATCACTCTCCATTTTAGCTACATCTTCGGCGATTACATCCATCTCAGCCTTTTCATCCGCTAGGACTGAATCTTTATTTACATTCACATCCACCTTAGATTTCGCTCTTGCAGCTTTCTTATCATTGTGCTCTTTAGCCTTTTGCAACTTAGACTTTCTACCTGCTGGATTTTTATTTGTAGCATTATCCTTCGCTAACCTCTTTTTAGGTTTGAGGTGTTCCGGTTTCCTGTTTTCGGAAGCATTTTCCTTTGCTGGTTTGTTGTTTTCCTTCAATTCATCTTCAAATGAGATGACGGGATACACCTTACGCTCCTTACGTTCAGTGTTCCTATGCACTTCGGCCTTCAAGTCTCCTTCCCTCTGTGGTTTGCTTGTATTCATGTTAATGAAAAAGTGCATTTTGTCCAATTTGAGTTACACAACAAATATTTTACATTGTTACCGTGACTAGGTTCGCTCATATTAACTACTCATAACGTCCACGATAAACCCAATTTGAAGACCGTAGGTTTCCGTGATTATTATGATCATACTTCATTAAATTAAATTACGTGTTGTTTGATACACATGTACTACTATAAATTGCGTTGCAACTAGGCAGTGGCCGTTAATAAAGGTCGCTGCAACGCAAAAAGTTTCCATCGGATTTATTCAAACAACTAATTTACATCTTCATGAAGAGCAGGCATGACTAAAGTGAACCTCTAGTTACTTGTTCTATACCTGGTCCTGCGTGAGACTATTAAGGGTTTGGTTGGTTTAAAGCCGAAGCTCCCAATAACGCAGTTTCAAATCACTCAGCATCATGTCACCAATGTTGGTTTCTTCGCAGAGTAACTCGGGGTTGGACACCCCTAATCCAGTGAAGGATAGGTACATCTACTCTCAGAGAGACTAGATTTCCCATTTTAAA